ACCCGGTGTTATCTCGAGGAAAGGATAGCCTCGCCATACTTACCGCCGCGCCATTCCGCGGATTGCCACAACCGGAAGCGTACGGTCGAATTAAATTTAACGACAAGCCTCATAGGTGAAGGCCTTCGCCGTACGCTTTCGTGTTATGCCCTGACTTTTCAGGGATATATCCTTTCAGTAAACTGTCAGTGCCGGATTCTTATCCGTGTCCGGCGCACGACAACACGCTGTCACGTGTGGTCTCCATTCTCAACCAGTAACCTCAATGGAGGATAAAATGCCAAACAAGCCAATACATCCGCTTATTGAAAAACAGATTGAATGCCTGGTTAATCAACTCAGGCAATCAGGGTTATTAAAAACTCATTCAGAGCCAGGGCTCACAGAATCGGCATTCGACGATAAATTAAATAATGCGCTTTATAATGGCATCATTGATTACAATCGTGGTGCTGGTCGCCGTGGACTGCTGGCACCGTCCTGTAATTCCAGTCAATCCAGAGCGGATAGTGTTCAGCATAAATATAGTTATACACATCCAGGTTGTATTTGCGGTCTGTCCTTAGCAGGTCGCAAATACACGCCGCAGCTTCCAGGGCAGCAGCTTTGTTGCTGAATAACCATGTGGCAACATTCCGCTCCAACGCTCCTGCGGGACCAGATACCACGAAGGAGCCGTTGGTGTTGCCATCAAATACATCCATTTCCAGATTTTTACGTAATGCCTGGTGAATTCTTGCCAGATATTCAGTCGGAATTTCGCCACGAATTCGGATAAGGTTGTCATAAACAAACATGTTCCCCGCATACGCATATGGCGATTTTTCTTTCTTGCTTTTTAAACCAGCATCATGAGCAAGCTGATCAATTTCTTCTTCCGTTGGTTTCGTATTGATGTTTTGCACTGTCGCTTCTGCAATTTTCTTTGCCGAATTCTCTTCGTAACCATTGTTCGGGACTGAGTTAGAATACAGTCCGGTAAAAGAATTGCGGACATTATTTGATAAATTTCTGATGAACACCTTATCTACTAAGATCATTGGGTTCCGCGCCAGTTGCGAGCGAATCACATCAGCGGCCATTTCCTGTATTGGTAGTGGTAAATCTTTAAATTCCATCGTCAGCCTCATCAGTCAGTGTTTCTTGCTAACCAGCGACGCGCGCCAGATTCGGTTTTAAACGTTTTGCTTTTGGTATACGTCATCGCGGTGAACGTGCCGTCCTGGTTTGGGAACACGCCGTATACCAGAGATTCGTTGTTGCCAAGATCGATAGTATCCATGTTGACCTCATTTCCCCTTAACGCCGGGGTAGCGGAACAAAAAACCTGCTGCATAGTTAAAGTTGAACCCTGCCGTCATGTTCTTACGCCTCGGGCTGGCTACTTAACCCCTGACCACTGCCTGGTAACTCGAAGTATTGCCCTGCGTTCTGTGGGGCGGGGTGGGGTGGTGGAAATAATCTACAATTAAAAACTGTTTTGTGTCAACAGTTTTTAATTGTTGGGGTGGGTAAAAAAACTCCCTCGAATGAGGGAGTATGAAAATTGTTCAGTTCAGATAGGGAAGGGAAATTGTCGGCGGGCATGCACAATATTTGCAATTTCAATGCTTGAAGCTGCTACTCGGTACAAAACGATATAATTAGGGTGAACCACAATTTCCCGCAAACCGGATACTCGATCACTTGGCGGATATAGATATGGATGCTCGGAGAGGGCTAAAACAGACGTTTCAATACGTATTTTTAGTCTGCGTGCTGCAGGAATATTTTCCTTAGCAATATAGGCTACGATCTGACGCAAATCATCGCGAGCAGATGGTAGCCATAAAATGGGTAACATTACTCGCTCCTGTTAGTTACAGCAATTTGAGCAATAAGATTTTCTATTTCAGCCATTACCTCGTCATGTGGAATTGAGGGACGAGGGTCTGCAAGGCTTGACGCCACTTTAGCGCGCAACCATTCGTTGTAACTGTTTTCTTGTTCGGTAGTTTCGAATTCTGAAACTATCGGAGAAAGGGCTGTACTCATGGCATAACTCCTCTTCTTGTACAGTGGTCACGCCCGGCGGCTTTTTTGTGCCGCCAACCACCGGGCAATGGTTTCTTCCATTGATTTTTTCTTGTCTTTGATTTCTTGAAGCATTTTTTCTTGGTCTTCCTCTGGAAACGCACTAAAAGCCTGGAGCAGTTCGCGTTGGCGAGGACCAATTTTCATCGTGTCAGGGGTGAAAATTTGCTCCCCCTCTTCAGGAGGCAATAAAAACCAATGCAATGGATGCCCTGTAACCTCAACCAGTTTATCCAAACTTGAGGCTTTAGGTGTAGCCTTACCGCTGACCCATTGTTGAACAGTTTGTTGTGTCACACCAATTCTACGGGCCAGCTCAGCCTGGCTCCATCCAGTTTCCTGAAGAAGCTTGCTGATTCTGTACATAGATACTTCTAGAGCGTTCATCATTATTCAATTTTACAGGTAAATACTGTTAAAAGCATCACAATAAAAAACTGTTGATCGCGTACAGTTTTTTATTGTAGGCTTTGCCTGTAGTTTTTTAGAGGAGGGCAAAATGCTAGATAGCACTCGCGAAAAAATTAGGCAGAAATACACTCAAGCTGAAATAGGTCGTTATATGGGGGTCGCTCAACAGACTGTTTGGCAATGGTTTAGCTTTGGTGTTCCCCCAAAGCAGGTAATTCCGTTATGTCAGCTAATGAAGTGGGAAGTTACCCCGCATGAAATTCGCCCTGATATTTATCCTAACCCAACCGACGGGCTGCCTTGTGGAAATAAGTGTATGGCGAATGAATCTCTGGCGGTGAACAATGAAAATCACCCCTGAACAGGTTCGTGAGGCTCTGGATGCTTGGGTATGCAGACCAGGAATGACACAGGAACAGGCGACGATATTAATCACAGAAGCCTTCTGGGCCCTGAAAGAACGCCCGAACATCGATGTTCAACGTGTCACGTTTGATGATGGCGCGGTTGAGCAACGGGCGCTTGGCGTTAACCGGGTGAAGATATTCGAACGCTGGAAAGCGATCGACACCAGGGATAAGCGGGAAAAATTCACGGCGTTGATTCCGGCAATCATGGAGGCTATCCGGATAAGTGATTTCAGGTTGTATTGTGAAATTACTGATGGAAAAAGCATTACGTACATGCTCGCCGGGTTAAATAAAGAATATGGCGATGTGGTGGAGTCCGGTCTGCTTTTGGCAGATCCCGCTGTTGTGGAGCGCGAGACTGACGAGCTTATAGAAAAAGCTATTGCTTTCAAGCATGCGTATCGTCAGCAATATCAACAAAAAGCCGGATGGAATTATGAGTCTTCTTTTTGCTGAACGCCCACTGGTTATTAACACTCAGCTGGCGATGAAAATAGGTCTGAACGAAGCCATTGTGTTACAGCAGCTGCATTACTGGTTGAGAGATACCGGTTCCGGCATGGAATGTGATGGTGTTCGCTGGATTTATAACACAACAGAACAATGGCTGGAACAGTTCCCGTTCTGGTCAGAGTCAACGTTAAAACGCGCATTTGCAAGTCTGAAAACGCTGGGGCTTTTGCGTTGCGAAAAGCTCAACAAATCAAAGCGTGATATGACTAATTTTTACACGATTAATTACGAGAGCGAGCTTTTAGATGGTGGCAAAGTGAGCGAATCCATCAGGTCAAAATGCGCCGCTCCATCAGGTCAAAATGACACGATGGAAGAGGCCAAAATGGCACGCTCCATTGGTTCAAAACGACCCAATGTCATCGGGTCAAAATGGCCTGATGATCTTACAGAGAATACAACAGAGATTACTACAGAGAATAAAAACACTTCTCGTCCGGAAGCTTCGCAACCGGACATGCAGACGGCTGAACAGGATTTTTTAAACCGACATCCTGACGCGGTTGTGTTCAGTGCGAAAAAACGCCAGTGGGGCAGCCAGGAAGATTTGGCGTGTGCGCAGTGGATCTGGGGACGAATCGTGAGTCTTTACGAGCAGGCTGCCAGCGATGATGGCGAAATCATGCGACCGAAAGAACCAAACTGGACTGCATGGGCCAATGATGTGCGCACAATGCGGATGCTGGATGGCAGAACTCACAGACAAATTTGCGAAATGTTTGGTCGGGCACAGCGGGATCCATTCTGGGTAAAAAACGTCATGAGCCCGTCAAAGCTTCGCGAAAAATGGGATGAGCTGGTTATTCGTCTGGGGCGTTCGCCTGTACAGCGTTGTGTAAATCATATTTCTGAACCGGACACCGAAATTCCGCCGGGATTCAGGGGGTAACGAAGCATGAAAAATATTGCGACAGGCGGTGTTCTTGAACGCATCCGTAAGCTGGCTCCGCAGCATGTAACCGCGCCATACCGAACAGTGGACGAGTGGCGCGAGTGGCAACTTGCAGAAGGCCAGAAGCGTTGCGAGGAGATCAACCGCCAGAATCGTCAGTTGTGGGTGGAAAAAATTCTGAATCGCTCCGGCATCCAGCCGTTGCACCGCAAGTGCTCGTTTGCGAATTACCAGGTGCAGAATGACGGCCAGCGATACGCGTTGAGCCAGGCGAAATCCATCGCCGATGAACTGATGTCCGGATGCACAAATTTCGCATTCAGCGGAAAACCTGGTACCGGGAAAAACCACTTAGCGGCGGCTATCGGGAATCGCCTGCTGAAAGATGGCCAGACAGTGATTGTGGTTACCGTGGCTGATGTTATGAGTGCTCTACACGCCAGCTATGACGACGGGCAATCAGGCGAAAAATTTTTGCGGGAACTGTGCGAAGTGGATCTGCTGGTTCTTGATGAAATTGGCATTCAGCGCGAGACGAAAAACGAGCAGGTGGTACTGCACCAGATTGTTGATCGCCGGACAGCGTCGATGCGCAGCGTGGGAATGTTGACAAACTTGAACTATGAGGCCATGAAAACGCTGCTCGGCGAGCGGATTATGGATCGCATGACCATGAACGGCGGGCGATGGGTGAGTTTTAACTGGGAGAGCTGGCGTTCAAATGTCAGCTATTTGAGGGTTGTTAAGTAATTTCATGAGGGCTTATGGCAAAACCTTTTACACCCGAACAGCGGGAAGAGCTGAAGGCACGAATTATCGGGTTGGTACGCAAAAATGGACGCATGACGATGTCGCAACTGGAGAGAGCGACGGGAGCTGGCTGGCATTCGGTCCGACGCAGCCTTGTGGATGTACTGGCTTGTGGTGATTTATACATGTCCGGGGAATACGGTGTTTTTGCATCAGAGCAGGCGTATCGTGAATGGCGTAAGACACCGGAGAAAACAACTGACCAGACACTGATTCGAAAGTTACCAGACGGAGAAATACGCCGCTACGACAGACACCTGAACATAATCTGTCGCGAGTGCCGGAAGAGTGAGGTTATGCAGCGAGTGTTGGCGTTTTATCAGGGTAATTTTCAGGAGGTGATGGCGTGAGGGTGAGAGTTTATATTGCCGGTCCAATGACCGGGTATAAAAATTTCAACCGTGAGGCGTTCCACAATGCGGAAGAGGAACTGAAACGGGAAGGGCATACAGTCTTAAACCCGGCAGTACTTCCGGACGGGCTGACACAGCCACACTACATGGATATTTGCATGGCAATGATTCGTTGTGTGGATGCGATTTACATGCTGAAAGGCTGGCAGCGGTCGGCAGGCGCTAAGGCAGAGCTGGCGCTGGCGGAGAAGCTGGGGCATGCAGTTATTTTCCAGGAGGCAAACAGTGAATAACCAATGGCGACCAGATGTTTGCCCTATAACCGGACGTGCATTTTTCATGTGGATTGAGCATCCGAAATTGGGCAATGTGCCGACGTATGGCGGCCCATTAGACAGTTACACCATTCCAACAAGGGACAGCGATGGTGAGTTTTCGTGTGAGCGTTACGATCATGATTTCGGTGGCTGGGTAGAAAGCGAATGTCTTGGGTTATATCTGATTGATGATAAAGAACAATGCAGAGTCTACGAACTGGAGGAACGCATTGCAGAGCTGGAGACTAATCTTGCTGCACTTGCGGCGGAGAATGCGGGGCTGAATAAATTTATCGCACAGAGTTGCTACGTGTTTGATGGCGAGCAGGATGAACTATCTGATGCGTATATCTGCGCAATAGACGGAAGGATGCCGCAAACCCCAGCCACCGATGCTTTCCTGGCTGAAGTACGTGCGGAAGCACGCAACGAGGGGATTAACTATACCGCCAGCCGTCTTGCTGCTGCGTTCAATCACGGATTTATCAATAAGTCTTTACGTGAAGTTTTCGACGTTACGCGCATGATTCTGTCAGCGAAAGAAGAGTTGGCTAATGAACCGCACCCGATTGATGGTCTGTCCGGTGAATATGCGGAGAAATCCCTTGAAGAATGGGCGGAACAGATTCGCAAAGGAGACAACCAGTGAGTGAGTCAAAATGCCAAATTAATGGCAACAAGATAGAACCGTGTACGGCTCTGGCAAAATCCCTTGAGCATGATGCTGAATACACGACGCGAAAAGGTCTGCTGATATACAAAATCTGGAATGAGAGTTTAACTCGCGGCCCTGATTTGGTGATGTTGCGTTCCGGTGAATTTTCTAAATCACCAGTGCGGGTTTCATTTTGTCCGTTCTGTGGTGAAAGTCTGAAAACGTGGGAGAACAGAAATGAATGAAATTAAAGAAATACCAGTAGTACGTGATGAATATGGCTGCTGGACGCATCCTGAATATGAAAAATTCTGTGATGGTAGAGAACATATTTCAACGGAAGAGTTTAACGCATGGATGGAGGAAAATAATCTTCAATGGACCATCAGAACTATGGATGAAGATGATTTTAATCTGGACGCAGATGGTCCCGATATTGCCGCTTGGGAACCAGAGCGACCAGAGGGCGAAGGCTGGTTTGTTGGCTCTATTCATGACACTGAAGATGGTCCTGTTTGTGTATGGCTGAGAAATAAGGCTGAAGCATAAAGGCGATAAATCACCTGGCAACAAAACACTGAAAAATTTAAATCAGAAGTGAATTTTATTAAATCCTTAACCGGAGGGATTCCTGCACCCTCAGAACATCAGGAGGCCGCCTGAAAGGGCGGTAATGAAATGCGAAAGTTCAGAATAATAATTGAAACAGGAATGGCTGGTGGAGATTTTGAGGATGTATTCGAAGTGGATGATGGCGCGACACCAGATGAAATACAGGACGAAGCAAAAGAAATTTTCTTTAACTACTGCAATTACTCATATCACGAAATAAAAGATGAGGAGGAAGAACAACATGGCTGATTTTGGTTCAACTAAATATAACGCCAGTTTTGAAGAATGGCATGAACTGTTAATGGACTATGCAGAGTTACGCGGTGGAAGTGCTGCTGATGCTGAAGCATGGCGTGATGATTATGAAGCAGGGAAAACACCGGTCGAAGCATATTGTGATGAGTGGGGCGATGAATGAGCGGGATTAATTATCAGGAAAGGTTTGAAAAATATCAAGAAGGGGCTACGGCATGACGACTTTTACCAGAGAGCAGTTAATAGCTCACGCAGAGGAGACGATTGAGGCACAGAGACTGTGCATACCGGGTACAATCGACCATGACATCATCCGCACATATAAGATGGATATTGCTGTTCTGGAAATTGCACTGGCATCACTGGCAGCGGAGTCAGCCGGTAAATTGCATGAATACAAACCAGTGGGGTACCAGCGTCTGGTCGACGAGTTAACCATGCTGGTAAAGCAGTTAACCTGGCAACTGAGGAAAGTGAAGCCGGACTGTAAATTGCCGGATAAGGCGATGGACTACCTGAAGCGGAACGAACTGATAAGCGCGGAGGATGTTTTGCGATGACCCGGCCTGAAGCATTCACAACGGTAGGAATTGCGATGGCGGTGGCGCTGGTGGTGTATTCGATTTGCCGCTGGGGATAAAAACGGTTTGCGGGAAAAGGAGAGTTAAGTAGAATTGCTGCGGGTGCTTGAGGCTATCTGCCTCAGGCATGAACACCAAAAGGCAGATAGAGAAAAGCCCCAGTTAACATTACGCGTCCGGCAAGACGCTTAACATTAATCTGAGGCATTCTGTATGCGACACATAGAGATTAGCCTCTTACGGACCGAAAGGTCAAGGAGAAGCAGGCTATGAAGCAGCAAAAGGCGATGTTAATCGTCCTGATCGTCATCTGTTTAACCGTCATAGTGACGGCACTGGTAACGAGGAAAGAC